AAGCGCTGGCTGAGATCCAGCGAGTGCCGATACCACTGCGCACTCTTTGGAACCCGAAAACTTGCCCGGCCAAGCTGCTGCCTTATCTCGCCTGGGCCTTCAGCGTCGATCGGTGGGACCCGGCCTGGACGGAACCCGAAAAACGCGACGTGATCGCTGCCAGCTTCTTCGTCCACAAGAAGAAGGGAACGATCAGCGCACTGCGCCGGGTGGTCGAGCCACTGGGCTACCTTTTGGAGATCACTGAGTGGTGGCAAACGGTACCACTTGGAACACCAGGCACCTTCGCGCTCAAGATCGGGGTGCTGAACACAGGCATAACCGATTCCATATACCAGGAGCTAGAGCGGCTAATTGACGAAGCCAAACCCGTCTCCCGGCACATCACCGGTCTGGACCTTGCGGGAGAATCTGCAGGTCGATTCTATTTTGGCATGGCCACCTATGACGGCGATGTTACCGCCGTTATGCCCTACCAGCCCACTGACACACAGGTTACCGGCCATTCCTTCGTGGGCGTAGCCACCGACAGCAACGACTTGGCAACCGTCTACCCCCTATAAAAGGAGCAAGCATGCCGACTTTCTATACCATTCTGACTGATGTAGGACAGGCCTAGCTGGCCAACGCAGTAGCGCTGGGCCAGACCATCAACATCACCGAGCTTGCTTTGGGCGACGGCGGAGGTGCCCTGCCCACACCAGAAACCGACCGTACTGCACTGGTAAACGAGGTTCGCCGCGCCCCAATCAATAGCAGTATTGTCGATCCAGAAAACCCTTCCTGGATTGTCGTAGAACAGGTTCTGCCACCAGAAGTCGGTGGATGGACCATTAGGGAAATCGGCATATTTGATGCTGATGGCGATCTTGTCGGCTACGGAAACTACCCGGAGACCTACAAACCTGTTCTTTCCGAAGGATCCAGCCGAACCCAAACCGTGCGGTTTGTGATGGAGGTATCTGAAACCGCAGCCGTTACACTGAAGGTTGATCCGTCTGTGGTCCTGGCGACACGGAATTATGCCGACAATATCGTTTCTGAACATGCTTCCAGAACCGAAGGGGTACATGGTATACCTCCGGGGGAATCTGCTATCCACACGGGTTCTAGGCCAACAACGAACATTGATACTGTAAACACGACAGGATTCTATATTTGTGGATCAAGCACGTTGGGAACTGCGCCGCCTGACGGAATTATTGGTACTCTTCTGCATATTGAGCGTGGGTCATCAAACCAATCTACTCAGATTTTCGATACTCTCCGGTCGAGCGGTCAGGACCAAGCCCTATACACTCGCACCCGTGATAACTCAGGAGCCTGGACGGCCTGGGCCGCTTTCTCAATAGGAGGCGGCACAGCTGGTGGTGACACAGGTGTATTCGATTTTCTTGCGGCTGGTGACGGTACCGCCGACGCGAACAGTATTCCCGGGGATCCACCACACTGGCTGGAAGTTAGTAACAATCCCGGTGACGGGGCTGCTGGAAACCAACTATTCCGTATGAATTCATACGGAGATGTAGCTTACGGCAACAACATCCACTCGTGCCGATACTACGGCGATGAAACGACCCCCACCGCGATTCAGAATGGCGCGTTCCTTATGTCTTGGGGGTTCCGCGGTTTTGACGGTACCGCTCTAGGCAGCAGCTCAGGTGCGTTCCAATGTAAAGCGACCGAGGACTTTGCACCGGGCGCTCACGGTACCAAATTCCAGTTTGAAGTTACCCCAAACGGGTCCACCGCCCGATCAAAGATTGTGGAGATAACCGACAGCGGCGTTGGCATCGGTGTCGATGTAGAGCCCACCTGGAATGATAATTATAGAGTCTTAGAAATTGGTTCAAAAGGCACCGCTGTGCGGAGTCATAAAAGTCAAGCTGAGATCGCCCTGCATAGTAACGCCTACTATGACCCTGTCGGTTTTAAGTACGGACTTTCAGGCACAGCTGGCCTGATTCAGATGGATATCAATTCGGATACTTTTTTCAAGAGTGCCCCATCAGGAGCAGCTGGCGCAGCGGTAACTTTTAAAACCAATATGGTGATAAAGCAGGACGGAGACGTTCTGGTGGGCACAGAATCTGCCCAGTCTAGCCACGTAGTGCAGCGGACTGTCGCGTCAGATGTCGGAAATAAGGTGCTAACAATTGGTAACGGGACTGCTGCTTCAGTCTTTTATGCGGTTTCCTCTGGCGGCGCTAACACCGCTAATGCTTCCCTTCGGATAAACAAGGACGGCACCACTGGGCGGTCAATCAATGCAGCTGGGACTGTTAACGCAAGCGGCGCTGACTATGCGGAGTACATGCGAAAATCGCCGAGCTGCGGCGAGGTCGCCAAGGGTGACGTCGTTGGCATTAATGCCAGTGGAGAGCTGACAGACAGATTCAGTGAGGCAGTATCATTTGCAATCAAGTCCACCGACCCGTCCTATGTGGGCGGAGACATTTGGGGCAGCGAATTGGCGTTGGGAATTTCTGAGCCTATCCAGCCTGTTCTTGAGTCAGATGATTTGATCAGCGCTCGGGAATCCGCCGAATCTCAGGCAATGGCGGACCTGAACGCTACGCGGGAATCTATTTTCCAGCAGAGTCTGGATGATGATGCGACTGCTGTGGAATTACAGGTCGCCCTGGACACATATAACCAAGCCATCGCCGATGCGTTGGCTGCTTTCAATTCATCAATGGATATCCGTGCCGCTCAACACGGCACAGATATGGCTCAGTACGAGTTCGACCTGACAAATTACAGGGAGGCACTTGAGGCTGAGCGCAAGCACTTGGACCGAGTGGCATTTTCTGGCCGAGTTCCTGTCAACTATGCAGGTGCCGTGTCTGGTGATTACCTGGTACCGGTTGACGATGGTGTTGGAGGAATCACTGTCCAAGCTTTGAAATCGCCAGATTTTGAACAATACATGCGTGCTGTAGGAAAGGTTGTCAATGTCGAAGATGATGGGCGTCCAACCGTTGTTGTAAAGGTTGTTTAGCTACCATTAACGGAATTAATCCTTCTAAAGTCGGGAAATATTGTACTGCGAAAACGTACAAGCTGAGCATCTGGCAGCCGAACATAAAGCGTTCATCATGACGCCTATACCCCGGCAAAACCAGACCAGGAGGCGACATGCCCGACCAATACCACCACGGCGTGCGGGTGCTTGAAGTAAACGAAGGCACCCGTACCATTCGCACTGTTTCAACCGCCATCATTGGGCTGGTTGCGACAGCTCCCGAAGCCCTGCCTGGCGTAGCTGCTGAAGCTGTTGTGCTCGCCATCGCAAACAATGCCGATGTGAACTACACCGCGGCCTCCGTTGGCACCGACGGCAACCAGATTCGTGTTCGTTATGTGGATCCGGGCGCGGCCGATTCGCTGCTTGATGTGACCGTCAGCGGCAAGGACATCACGGTTTCCCTGGCCACCGATGCCCTTGGCGACATCACCAGCACCGCGAACGACGTCATCACGGCTGTGAACGGCAGCGCTGAGGCATCGGCATTGGTGGTGGCAGATAACGCCGCCGGTAACGATGGCACCGGCATCGTGAACGCTGAGGAGTTCACCCGCCTGGCTGGTGGCGAGGACGACCCCTTCCCGCTGAACAAGCCAGTGTTGATCACCAACGTGAGTGACGCTATCGGCAACGCCGGCACCATTGGCACCCTGCCGGCCGCACTGGATGCGATTGGTGACCAGGCCTCCCCGGTTATCGTGGTTGTCCGTGTCGCTGAGGGCGAGACCACCCAGGACACCGAAGCCAACATCATCGGCACCACCACAGCCCAGGGCAAGAAAACCGGCCTGCAGGCCCTGCTGGTGGCTGAACAGAACCTGGGTGTGAAACCCCGCATCCTGGGTGTCCCTGGCCTCGATACCGAGAACGTCGCGGCAGAGCTGGTCATCATCGGCCAGAAGCTCCGCGCCTTCTGCTACGCCTACGCGAACGAGTGCCAGACCATTTCCGAAGCCATCCTCTACCGCGACACCTTCGGTGCCCGTGAGCTGATGCTGATCTGGCCAGACTTCACCGCCTTCAACGTGAACACCGCCTCCACCGAACGCGCCTATGCCGTTTCCCGGGCCCTGGGCCTGCGGGCCAAGATTGACCAGCAGGTAGGCTGGCACAAGACACTTTCCAACGTGGCGGTGAATGGCGTTACCGGCATCGATAAGGACGTGCATTGGGATCTGCAGGACCCGAACACCGACGCCGGCCTGCTGAACGCCAACGAAATCACCACGCTCATCCAGCGTGACGGTTTCCGGTTCTGGGGCTCCCGTACCTGCAGTGCGGATCCGCTGTTCCAGTTCGAGAACTACACCCGCACCGCCCAGATCCTGTCCGACACCATCGCCGAGGCGCACATGTGGGCCGTGGATAAGCCGCTGCACCCATCCCTGGCCAAAGACATCCTGGAAGGCATTAACGCCAAGTTCCGGGAGCTCAAGCTGCTGGGGCTGATCGTGGATGCCAACGCCTGGCTGGATCCGAACATCAACACCGAAGACACCCTCAAGGCCGGCAAGCTGTACATCGATTACGACTACACCCCGGTACCGCCGCTGGAGAACCTGCTGTTCCGTCAGCGGATCACCGACCAGTACCTGGCCGACTTCGCCGCCCGCGTGAACGCATAAGGAGCTGAACCATGGCACTTCCCAAGAAGCTGAAGCACTTCAACCTGTTCGGCAACGGCGATAACTGGCAGGGCCAGATCGCCTCCCTCACCCTGCCGCCCATGGTCCGCCAGATGGAAGAGTTCCGTGGCGGCGGCATGAATGCCCCGGTCGATGTCGACATGGGCATGGAGAAAATGGAATTCCAGTGGACGCCCGCCGGCATCATCCCCGGCCTGTTCGACAACTTCGGTACCAGTCAGCTGGACGCCGACCTGCTGCGCTTCTCTGGCAGCTACCAGCGGGACGACACCGGCGAAACCCTCCCGGTGGAAGTGGTCGTTCGGGGCCGCCACCGCGAAATCGCCATGGGCGACGCGGAATCCGGCAGTGACAACACCCTGTCTGTGACCACCACCCTCAGCTACTACAAGCTCACCATCGGAGGCGAGGAAGTGGTAGAGATCGACGTACCGGGCATGGTGGAGCGCATCCGTGGCCAGGATCGCCTGGCCGAACACCGCCGCAACATTGGCCTGTAAGGAATTCTGAACCATGAGTAAGCCCGTAACCGTAACCGTCGAGCTGGACACACCGATCAAACGCAACCAGGAAGAAGTGGCCAAGCTCACACTGCGCAAGCCGATGTCCGGCGAACTGCGAGGCCTGTCCCTCGCCGACCTGATCAACATGGACGTGGACAGCATCACCCGGGTAATGCCCCGCATCAGCAACCCTGCCCTGACCGAACAGGAAGTTCGGGAAATGGACCCGGCTGATCTGGCCGCCTGCGGCACCGAGATCGCGGGTTTTTTGCTGCCGAAGCGGCTGAAGGGGTAATCCCTCGCCGCGTTGACGATGCCATGGCTGACATCGCCGCCATCTTTCACTGGCGGCCGTCAGACATGGCCGAAATGCCCTTGTCCGAACTCATGGAGTGGCGGGAACACGCCCGCAAGCGAAGCCAGCCGGAGGAATGATGTCCAAGAACCTCGATCTGAAGGTTGTTCTTGCCGCCCGAGATAAGATCACCGCCCCCCTCAAGAAGGTAAACGCCACCACCACCGGCACCGCCAGGGCCCTGAAACAGGCCCAGGCGGAAACCAAAAAGCTGCAGTCCTCCCAACGGGACATTTCCTCCTTCAAGCGACTGGACAGCGCCCTGCAGAAGAATAGCCAGGCCCTTTCTGAAGCCCAGGAGCGCACCCGCCGTCTGGGCCATGAGCTACGCACCACCACCAAGCCCACGGCAAAGCTCCGGGCCGAATACAACCGTGCCCGCAAGGACGTGGAGTCGTTCACCCAGAAGGGG